CAGCCGCGTGAACGGGCAGGGCGCCGGCACCACCATCATCAAAGACCAGATCGCGATCTACGACGAGGGCGGCACTATGCGTCTACTCGATGGGAGGCTCTGGTAATGTCGAGCGCACGGTATGGCCACATCACTTTCCGCAGCGGGCGGGAGGTGCTAAACCCGGACGGCGACGGCGGGGTGTTCGTCGAGCTGGTGACGTTCGGTACCGAGACATACAGCCGCACATTCACCGACCTCGATGCAATGAATATTTTTGGGCAGATCATCAAGGGCGGCTACCACACGATCACATTCGGCCGTGACGGGAACGGTTATCCCTACGTGTACGCCAACGGCTATATCCCACCGTCCGGCTCATCTGGCGACTTCACGACAACACTTGCGGTTTTTGCAAAATGAGCGAATATGGATCACGCATCATCTCGGCCGGCGGCAAGCGTCAGGTCGACCACAAACGTCTAGTGCCGCAGCTGATCGCGCAAGTCTGGGCGGGCAATTTTCAGTCTTACGACAGCCCGGCGCAGGACGGCTGGTGGCACCGGCAATGGGTCATCGAGATTCCGCAGGTGGCAGTCGGGCGCCCATACCTGCTGTTTTTCTCCCTGCCGAAGGACACGCGCGAAGTCTACTATTACGGCGCACCCGCAGGAGCTGCGTGCATATTCCAGCCTGGCGCCGTTGTCGACCCGCCGATGCTCTACTACTTCGCGCTCGATTACGTGACGTATGGGCCGGACCGCTACGGGCGGCGAGTATGGGACGCAAGCGGTCGACTGCTGTACGACAGCGGCAATCGGCACCTGAACCTCGACCAGACCTTTACAGGTCTGAATCAGAACATGGGCTTCTCGAACCACTCAGCGTCCATGGTGCTCAACGGCTACGGCTCGCCGAAAGGCTTTATTCCGACGTACCCGGCCATCTCAGTCGACAGCTGCGAGTTGAACGAAGAGTGGGGCAATAAGCAAGAGCATGGCGAAGCGAAAGCCCGGATGTTCTACCGTTTCGCGGGAGACCAGCTACAGAGCATTTTCTGCCGCTATGAATACACGCTGGACGGCCTGACGTTCCCGGCGCCATTCACTCGCATCAATCGGTCCAACGGCATCAACAACACCGTCATGGTCATCGACCGCTGGCAGCACGACGTATAACCGAAAGGGCATATGCCAATCCTGAAAGAAACCCACTACGGGGCAAGCAATGTCCCGGTGTCGTTCCACGTCCTGATCAAAGCAGACATGCACTTCAAGGAAGGCTTCGCGCTGCTGGGCGTCGTGTCCTTCGTCACCGAGGCCGACTACCTCGCCGGCAAGCAGCAGGCCTGCTCCTGGCAGCACAGCGTCCACCTTAATGAATTCGTCGGCCTCGACTCGATCTCGGACAACCTGGAGTTTGTCCTGACCCAGCGCCCGGACCTACCGTTCTACGGCGGCCAGCTGGTGGTGGACAATGGCGACACCGTGCAGGCCGCGCGCGAGCGCGCCTGGGTCACTGTCAAGGCTGCGCGCACGCAGGCGCTGGCGGGCAACTTCACGTTCGAAGGGGGCGTCTACCAGATCAACAAGGAAGACATGACGGGCGCTGCGGTCGCTGCCTACCTCACGCAGGCGGCCGGCCAGCCGTACAGCAAGGACTGGACCCTGACCGACAACACGGTGCGCACGCTGAGCGCTGGCCAGGTCGTCGCCATGGGCCTGGTGCTGGACGCGCACATCGACGCGATCTATGCAAAGGGGCGCCACCTGCGCGCGCTGATCGAGAGCGCGGCCACTACGGAAGAGGCGAGCGCGATTACCTGGCGCGCCTATGACGACACCGCGCCGTTCGCGTCCCTGCTTTCCTGAACCTGGAGCCCTATGCCAAACCTGAGAATCGTATCGGACAACGCGCTCGAGCGCGCGGCGACGTTCACGGCCGCCAGTACCGCCGGCGCGCTGGTGGTCGCGAACTTGGTGCTGGCGAGCAAGGACAGCGTGCACCGCTCCGCCGGAGCGACGCCGCTGGTGCAGACCTACACGGCCACCTGGGCGGCGGGCGAGCTGATCGGCTGCGTCGCTCTACCGTACTGCAACCTGTCGCCGACCGCGACGATCCGCGTGCGCGCCTACGCCAGCAACGGCACCACCGTGCTGTACGACAGCGGTGCGACGCCAGTACCGGCCTGCCCGGCGCCGGCGCTTCGGCCGCGCGGGTTCACGCCGGCGCAGGCGGCCAGCGCATACAGCAACGGCGGCGGCGCCTGCGCGCGGCACTGGTTCAGCCCGGTGACGGCGTTCAAGGTCGTAGTCGACATCGCCGACCCGAGCAACCTGCAGGGCTACATCGAGGCCGCGTGCATGGTGGTCGGGCCTTACTGGTCGCCGCAGTACACCGCATCGAGCGCGCCACTGACCATCGTGGACACGAGCAAGCACGAGCGCACCGCAGCCGGCGGCCTGGTCACCGACCCGGGCTTCATCTACCGCAAGGTGCCGGTCGAGCTGCCCTACCTGCTGCCGGCCGATCGTGAGGTCTTCACCGGGCTGCTGCGCAACAGCCAGGCATATCCGATCCTGCTGAGCGTTCGCACTGGAGCCTCTCCAGCCGACGAGCGCGACTGGACGATCTACGGGAAGCGCTCGCAAGACTCGGCCATGGCCCTGAAATACGCCGCGGCATATTCCACCACCCTGTATGTAGAGGAGCTGTAATGGCACGTCCTGGAAACATCACAGTCCGGCTTACCAGCCGCTGGCCGTACAACCCGCTCAGCCTTGCTATCGGAATGGCCTCCGGCTCGCGCCAGTTCAGCCACTCGATCACGATCATCGGCCAGCGCGCGTACGAGGCGTCGATGACGCACGGCTGCCGCGCCGGCACTGTCGAGGAGTTGATGGACGGGATCGCCGTCTACCGCGACATGCTGGTGCTGGTGCCCGACGTCGACGCCGCGCGCGCGTTCGCCGAATCGCAGTGCGCACCACCACCCCCGTACAAGCCGAAGGGATACGACTTCCGCGGCGCCCTCGGCATCCCGCTGACTTATTCGGAGGATTGGAGTGACGACAGCCGCTGGTGGTGCTCGGACCTGACGTTCGCGATCGTGCTGGCCGGTGGCCTGCGCCTGTTCGACCCGGACGTCATGAGGCGCGTGCGTCCGATCGACCTGCATATGGTCGACTACCCCAAGGGCCCGATCATCCGAACGCGGCGGCCACCGCAAACCCCTCCCTCCAGCCCGCAGACGCGGGCTTTTTAACGCCCAACGAAAAGGCACCCATGTTCGAAAAACCTCCGCAGCAGCCCGTCCCCGTCAGCGAATGGGCCAGCGTCCTCACCTGGGCATGGATTGTCGGCTTGTCCCTGCTGGGCGGCCTGGCCGCGTTCGTCCGCAAGATGCGCGCCAATCACGTGCGCGCCTGGAACTTCACTGAGCTGATCGGTGAAATTGTCGTCTCTGGTCTCGCCGGCCTCGTCGTCGCAAACCTGTGCCAGTGGCGTGACTTCCCGATGCCGCTGACCTACGCCCTGACTGGCATCGGGGCGCACATGGGCAGCCGTGCGCTGTTCAAGCTCGAGGCGCTGTTCGATGCGAAGTTTCCACCGGCAGAAAAGGAGGGCGACAAGTGAGCACTGGCGAGTTCAAACCGATCGCGCTCGCCACCCTGGCGATGATCATGCCGGCGGCCGGCACTCGATGCGTGCGCTTCCTCGACCCGATCAACGAAGCCATGCACGAGTTCGACATGAACACGATGGCGCGCAAGCGCTCCTTCTTGGCGCAGATTGCGCACGAGTCGGGCCAACTTCGTTACACGCAGGAGATCGCATCCGGCGTGCGCTACGAGGGCCGTGCGGACTTGGGCAACACGCAGCCCGGCGACGGCGTGAGGTTCAAAGGGCGCGGCCTGATCCAGATCACTGGCCGGGCCAACTACACCGCCTGCATGCTCGCGCTGGACATCGATTGCGTCGAGCATCCCAAGCTGCTCGAGCAGCCGCGCGACGCCGCGCGCTCGGCCGGCTGGTTCTGGAAGTCCCACGGGCTCAACGAACTGGCAGACCTCGGCGACCAGGTCAAAGTCACGAAACGCATCAACGGCGGCACGAACGGCTTGCCTGAGCGGCTCGCCTTCTTCGAAGCGGCAAGCCGCGTCATTTTCTCGTGAAGGAACTATCGTGACTCTCATGCTGACTCAAGCCCGGCTTGCTGCCGGCCTGGCCGGCCTGGTGCTGGCGCTGGCCGGTGCCGTCGTCGGCGGCTCAATCGTCAACGGCTGGCGCCTGGATGCCGCACACCAGCGCTCGCTGGCCAGCGAGGTCAGCAAGCGCGCCGGCGTGGAAAAGGAGCTGCTCGAGCAGAGCGCCGCTGTCGACAAACTGGGCGCGGAGAAGAGGGCGGCCGACGAGCGCCGCCAGGTCGCCGAGAAGTTCGCCGCCGCCGCGATCGCGCGCGCGCAGAGCCGTGGCGCTGCCGTCGCCGCCAGCCAGGCGCCGGACTGCGATGGGGTCATGCGCGAAGCGTGGGCGACGTGGAAATGAGGGCGCCGACTCTCTGCTTGGTGCTGGCGCTGGCCGGCTGCAGCACCGAGGCGCGGCAGATTCCGGTACCCGTTACCGTCGGCTGCATCGGCGCGGTGCCGGCGCGCCCGGCAAACACCTTCGGCGCCGGAGCGTATCCGGGCGATAAGGCGGCCGCCCAAGCTGCGCTGATCGACGCCACGGCGTGGGAGGGCTATGCGACGAAACTGGAGGTGGTGATCGCGGGCTGCTCGCGTGCCATCGAGAAGAACAAGGCCGGATAGCGCGGTAACTTCTGCTCGATCGAGCGCTAGTCGCGCTTCCACGGGAAAGAGAAAATCTCCCGTTTCTGTTGCGTAAACGCTACGTCGCACGCTCGATCCGGAAATTACTGGTGCTATACCAAACATTTCAGTCAGTAGTCTTTAGGGACAATTTTCCATAAGCATGCCTATATTTCAGGCAAAAAATCATAAGCATTGCAATATCGTGGTCGCGAAGTATTCGTTTCGTAATCATGAAATAGCTGTTTTGTCGACTCAGCCTAAAATTTGATTACAGAATGAAGTTTGCATAGGGGACGCTGTCACCAGCGGTGATGCTTGCGAGAGTTGCTATGCGTTTGTTATTCTGAATTTGCTGTCGGAAGACAGCAAAGAAAAAGCCTCGACAACTTTCTCAGGGTCGGTCGAGGCTTTTGAATCCCGCAATGGTAATTACCGTGACTTGTCACGCAAATTGGAGACTCATATGAAGGATAGTTCTACACAGCCGGAAGGTCAACAGAAGGTCACAGATCCGAAGCTGCTCATCCAGATCCAGGTGCTCTGCGACTTTATGCAGATGCTGCGCGCCTGGTACGAGCAGTTTGAGGAAAGTCTGCGCCAGGTCGACCGGGCCGCCGCCGTCAAAGCCCATGACCTGATGATCGAAGGTGTCATCGTTGCGCGCCAGCTCGCTCGCCAGCTCGGCTTCGTTTTGCCCGACGTCGCAGGCTTGAGCTGGGAAGTGGCGCCGCGGCCAGTGCGGCTCGGCGTCGAGCTCTAAGTAGAAAAGAAGGGGTGCAGACCCTGCACCCCTCGCACGTTATGCCGCGGCGGCCCGAGTGAGAGGGACGACATTCGGCGCTTCGCGTGGCTGCAGAATCTCAGACAGCTTCTCCCCCAGTAACCGCCACGCCTCGCGCTTCTCATCGGCGTAGTCGTGGTGCAAATAGTGCCGGCGTACCTTGCTGCCGCTCAGAACGTGGTTCTGGCAGCGATCAATCGTGTCGAGCGGAACGCCAAGTGCCTGCATCATCGTCGCACCGGTCCGGCGCAAGTCGTGCGGCGTCCAGTCGCCGGTCTTGCCGCCGGCCAGCACCAGGGAATTGTCGCAGCGCCGATTCTTCATCGGCTTGCGCAGGCCGCCATCCTTCGATTTCTTGAACACGGCCTGCCGATCACCGATCTGCTTCGTGATCGATTTCGTGTCGATGTGGGCCTCCTCGTCAGCCGACGGGAAGCACCAGTCGGTGTGCCCAGTGACGGCGTGGAGCAGCTGGAACTGGGCGAGCGCGAAGGGTGAGAGGTAGACACGCATGTCCGCTACGCTGTCCTTCACGTTTTCCTTCGGGATGAACCACTCCCCGGCCTGCAGATCGACATCATCCCAGCGCGCCATGCTCAGTTCCCCGACTCGGCACAGCGTCGACAGCATGATCCAAATCGCGCGCTGTGTCGGCTTCGCCAGCGGCCGGCGCGCGCGGCGCTTGTCGGCCGCGTTCGCGAACTCATCTTCGCCTTGCTGCAGCACGTCGCGCAGCTCTGCGATTTCGGCCGGCGACAACACGCGGTCGCTCTGATTGTCCATGTCGTAGTCCGGCGCCACGATCTTCTCGATCTCGATCAGGTCCATCGGATTACCGTCGATCATGAGCTTGCGCCACGGCTGACGCTTCTGGGCCCAGGTGAACATCTGCACCAGGCTGCTGTACAGGATGACTGCGGTTCGGTTCACGCCGCGTTCCACCTGGCTGCGCAGCGCGGCGCGGATGTCGTGCTCGCTCAGCACCTTGACGGCGATGGCCCCGATGGCTGGCGCCAGGTACGCGCTGAAAAACCGCTTGAGCTGGGCATTGCCATCCTTGCGCCGGACCCCATCCTTGACCCACGCGTCGAACATGTCCTGGACGGTGAGCTCCCCGGTGCGCGCCACCTCGATCTCGACCAGCTTCGCCGCGATCGCCTGCTGCTGCTCGTGGCGTGCGACCTTCTTGTCTGCGCCAGGGTCGATGCCGGACGCCACCTTCGATCGCGCCGCATCGCGCGCCGCCCGGATCGTGGACAAGCTGTCGGCCGGCCAAGTGCCGCAAGAGTGGTCTTTCGATTTCCCGTCGAAGCGGTACCGGTAGTAAAATGAGACCGTGATCCCGCCCGCCGCTTTGACGCGCACACGGCCGAGCAGGCCGCCTTCATCACGCACGGTGGTGCCGGCCTGGTCCGGTCGAATTGCCTCAAGAGTTCTCTGTGTCAGCTTGGCCATTTTGGATGCACGGGGTAGGGCGAAAAGATTTTTACCCCTACAATTACCCCTACAGTTTGTCTGGCTCGTATGGTACAGCTTGGGACGAACTGGGACAACGGCAATTTACAAGTCCCTGATCGATAAGGGAAAAATTTACCGGACGGGATTCTTTGGGATTTCCCGGAACGCTGTAGAAATTGCATGGGGTGCACGGGGTCGGAGGTTCGAATCCTCTCGCCCCGACCAAGGGAATCAATCGGAAAGGCCAGTCTTCGGACTGGCCTTTTTGTTTTGGCGCTCG